CAGGGTTCTTGAACTTTGTCTTAGCATCCCAGGCGTCATCAATCCACTCAGCACCAGGGATACGACCAATGGCATCCATACCAAAGTCAATGATACCCATGCCAACGGATCCAAGACCCTCAAGGGTACGTTGAGCATAGGTACCTAGATCCTCACCAAGTGTAGCGTTAGGGTCACCGCTACCATAAATGAAGCCACTACCTCGATTGAGTGGTTGTTGTGGTTGTTGAGGCTGCTGTTGACCACCACCAGTAAGCTGTTGAACGGCTTGCTGTTGAGGTGACTTAACAGGTTGTACATTACCAGCAGCTTGGTTCTGAGCTGGTGTAGCCTCCTTGTACATTGTTTCAGGAGCTGTCTGAGGACTATAAGCTGGAGCTGCCTGTTGCAAGGCTTGCTCTTCAGCAAGTGCTTCAGCTTCTAGACGCTTCAGTTCTTCTTCATCCACATAAGGGGTACTAGTCATAAGGTTTTACCATGTAGGAAACTGAAACGCCGTCCATCCGGCAGTTGAATAACCAACTTATCTCCATGTTGTGTACGAGTTTTTGATACGATACGTGCTCCATTCTGGAGGAACACTTTAGATCCCTTAGCTGTGCCGTAATCAATACCGTGAGAACCACGGGCTACATGACCAGCAAAGGTATCAGTGACAGGAATACGACTCAAAGGAACACGTCCGAATTGAGGATCATCAACAACGACAAAGTTATCTAGTGCTTTAGATGAAAACTCCCTAGCAAATTCATTCTGTGGTGTGTTAGGGTTGTCTTGTTGTTTAACATCTAAGTGAGGACCAGTAGAGGTAGGTCCAATGTTATCTGTGATGTAAGCAAGGGTGGGACGCATAAATGCTTGGTTACGTGCAGGAGTAGCTGCAGCAGCAGGTCTATATGGTTGATCAACGTTGACACCCATCTGTTGCATCACACGAATGATCTTACTAGGATAGGCAGCTTCACCACCAGCATAGCCACCAGCTGCAATAGCTTCGATAGCTTGACGTGGTGTCTGAGCCCTTGACAGTCCAGGTGCATACCTAGGATCAGTCATGAGGTTCATGAAATCTCTAGCAGACTCAAGAGGAGAAGCATAGTCTCTCCAATAGGAACCGTTCTTTTGTGTACCTTGACCAGGACGTGCTTTGATGTTAAAGACATTATTCTTACCTGAGGTATACTTACCCCAGCCAGACTCCAATGCCCACATAGCAGCCATTACCTGGGGGAACTTAAACCCAGATGCAGTACCAAGGGATTGTACATCAGCATATCCACTGTTACCTGTACGTACAGTAGCAGGTGCATTACCACTACCGATGATAGTAGTGTTAAGACGGTCTTGAGTAAGAGGTTGATCCAATATACGACGCAGCACAGGATCATTAATTTGATTCAGTTGATCCCTAAATCCTGGCTGGACCCGTTGACTAAGCCCTGCTGCTGCAAGTTGAGCATTAAGGATCTGAGTAGGACTCATACCAGGTACTGCCCTAGACAAATCAGTATAGATCTGTGGAATAGAAATAGGCTTACCACTGGCAATGCGATTATCAATATCCTTGAGTAGAGCAGGGCTAGCTAGTACTTCAGTGTTAATTACATTACTGTTAGCACGTACCTTCTTAACAACTTCAGAGGTAGTGATGACGTTGATAGCAGCAGGAGCACCAGGATGTTTACCAGGTGTAAAGGCAGCATAGAAAGCTTGTGTTTGACCTGTCTTTGCTTGAGAGGAAGCAATAACAGCAAACGCACCTTTCTTAGTTTCGATAGCAGTTAGAACATCCAGTCGTGCTTTATTAGCAGCAACAGCAGGTTCCATCGTCTTAGCGTACTGCTTGAACTTCTGGTTATACAACCTAAGTGCAAAATCAGATGCACCACGTAGGCTATAGTGAGCAGCACGGTTAGTACTATCACCAATCAAGTTCTGTTTGAGAGCATCACTTAGTTCAGCTTTGATGGTTTCTTGTTTGATACCAGAATCAGATCGTTGCTGATCTAGCTGCTGAGCACGTGTACGCCACGTCTCACGTACTTCAATAGGTACACCAGGTTGATCAACATCATCAGCAGTGAGAGTACCTTGCTCGTATTGCTCACGGAACTGCTTACCCCAGAAGTCAGCGTTTTGCTGTTCAGTAGTGAAAGCCAGATATGCTTTGAGACGATCAGTGTTGATGCCTTTTGTTGCTGACTCTTTGATGATAGCTTGGAGGGTTTCTTCAGTGGGGTTGTTGTTCTTTACCCAATCAAGTAACTGATCCTCTTGCTTCTTATTCTCACGACGCTCTTGTGCTTCAACAAGCTGGAACTCAGACTCTTGGTCTTTTTGTCTAGCAGTACGCAGGTCGTCGTAGTCACGACCAAACCTTTCCCTCCAAGTACCTTGATCAGTTTGCGCTTCACCGAGTATACGTTCAACATCAGCGTCTGAGTAGCGCGTGGTATCAGCAAGCTCTTTAAAGATTTCAGCTTTAGCTGTTGCATTACCAACAGGAGTAACACCATCCTCTCTATAACTACGTGAGATGGACCTAAAAGCCTCTGTAAGGCTCTCCCCGTTCTTAATACGTGATAAGTTGCCAAGAGCGTCATCACGCATCATGGAGGACTTATTGACTACATCAGACTTCCTTGCTGCTTCAATAAATGAACCATAAACTCCCCTCATCTTCATAAGGGCAGGTGCCATGAAATCAGCACTAAGACCAAAGACACCATTCTCTTTCAGGAACTGCCCAAATATCTCCTGCATTGCTGCAGTACGTTCTGGGGCAGTAACAGCCTTCATCTCATCCAGTCTGGATTGAGCGTAGTTAGGAAACTCAGCAGTGATGATCTCCATGTGAGCCTTAAGGCGGCCGTAGTCACGTGCCTTATTGCCACTGAGTAGGTTTGTAACAACAGTAGGATTCAATCCTCTAGCTTGATATCCTTCAGCAATTTGATCCTGTGCTTCACCACTTAGCTTAAGTAGTGTCTCAGCATTAGTTACTGCTTGTTGGCGTTCCGGTGTGAAGCCACCAGTAGCTACTTCCATGTAGCCAGCCATCATATCAGACTCCTCTTTAACCTTACGATATTCAGTAAGGCCTTCGCTAAGAGTTGTGCTGAATTTGGCTAGGCTTTCAAATGTAGCTTCTGCATTCTTACCACGCTGCAGCTCACTTTGAATGAGTGTTTGTGCATTCTTACTGATAGCTTCCTGACGTTTCTCAGAAAGCTTCTTTTCCCATGCGTAGTTCTGATCACGATCTCGTGCTTCGATGCTGAGCTTACGTTCAAGCCCAGCACCATACTCGTCTCTAACCTGTTTAATGTCCCTACGGTTCTCTTCCATACCACGTATGATACGGCTGTCTCGTTCTTGCATTCTAGCAAGACCTTCCGTAGGTGCTTTAATAGGATCGAAACCTATACTCCGGGCGTACCCTCTGTAATTTACTTGATCCATTGTTCTAATTAACCATAGCTATTAGCTCTGATGCTATTTATATCAAATGAACCTACACCAGATTTACTTCCAGAGCCACCAATAGCTCCAGCAATACTAGTCAAACCTTGAGTAGCCGCTCCCATCCAAGACCCAGTAGAAGATGCCATAGCACCTTTAACAGGCTTAGGACCGAAGTCAAACGCTTTAGGTTTACGTGGCTTGAGGTACTCAGCACGTGGTGTAGTAAGAGGTTTAGGTGGTTGTGGGAGACGATCAGGACGCAGCATACGGCTAGCTTCTGCTGCAAGATCGGCACCAAACTTATCGTTAGCAATCTTACGTAGAGCAGCACCTGTATCAGCCTTAGCACTCAACAGTGACTCAGCAAGGATTGCCTGGTTACGACCAAGAGCAGCAAATTCAGCTTGCTCCATCTTCTCTGCACTTCTACCTTGCTGACCTTTAACAGCAGCGGTGCCTTCAGACTGTAGTGCCTTGATGACAATATCTTGGTTCTGGAAGGCCATCTCTTTCATGGTGTCTTCCAGTTTACGGTATTCAGCTTCATTGGCAGCAGCTTGTGCCATCTGGTTGAAGGTTAACTGTTGACCGTAGATCTGCTCAGACTTAGCGTATTGCTTCATCTGAGAGGCATACTCAAAGTCTTGAATCCTTAAGTTATACTGCCAATCTTGAAGGTTGGTAGCATCCTTAAACGCGGCTAGAGTCTCCTCGTTTTGTTCATTAAGACGCCACTGTTTAGTACTGTGACGCCAATCAGCCATGGTACTACGTTTGCCGTACCTCCAAGACTGCATATTGTATTTATGCTGAGCCGCTATGGCTGCATTCTGTGCATCAGCTTCAGCCTGGCCACCTAGGCCGCCCATAACGGCACTACCTATCCCAAGGATTGCGCTAATAAAATCCATTACTAACTCCTCCTATAGAAGCCAGGTGAGTATTGTCCTTCCCACTGCATAGACACAAGACTAACAGGGAACGGAGTATTTGAAGTTACTTTCATTGTATAGTTGTCTGGTCTCTGGTAGATAGGAACTTTATAAATGTAGGCATCACGGAATGGTGAGGTATTAGCTGCATAGAAATCAGCAATCTGTGCACCACCAATGCTAGACCACTCAGGTCTGCTGCGATCCCTAATACTAAAATAAACATCACCACCAAGTCCTGTATAGAATGCCATACGGGATGTAGTGGTAACAGCAGTAAAGTCAACACCTGCTTGACCCATAGAGTAGTAGTACCTAGGGAGTGTTATCTCCATGTTGTACTCATAACCAACATAGATAAAGTTACCTGTAACATCACCAGGAATGGTGAAGTACGTACCACCACCGTCAGTTGCTAGTACAGCTACATTAGTATAACCAGATTGTGTACCAGGACTACCTGCTTTAAGTAGACCAACCACAAACCTGATAACCTTAGTGGTATTGAAGTATGTCGGTAGGTATACCTTAGTAACACTAGTGACGTTACTATAGCTAGGTGCAGTTGGTGGTGTAGGTGAAACCATAGTGGCATCAGTTACCTCACACCATGAATCCAGGTTAGGGTCAACAGTGTTGCCAAGGCTATTAATAAGACCACCAGTACTTGGGGCTAGTACCAGTTTGTACTGTGATATAGTGTAACCTTCGGTACCACTAGTAAGTACGTATAGCACATCACTTTGGATGGATGTATGGATAACATTAGATGGTAACAACCACCTAACCCAGGCAGCCATCACACGCTCGTCTGACTGCTCATAGTACCTATGAAGGTACATATACCCGGAGGTCCTACCAGAGGCCACCCACAGGCCATTCTGAGCGCTTCCTACAGTCTCTGTGATGCTCTGTGGCATCCACTCAGGTACAACCTTTGTGGTCTCAGTAACAGTAGGTGTCTCCCTTTGACCTCTAACAAAAATCTCAAAGGCTCTAGACCAGCTCTGGTTACGGCTAACATACAGTACAGTGGAGCCTAGGTCAACAGGTTTAATGTACCGATCACACTCGTAGTTAGCGATAGTGCTGATGGAGCAGTTAGCAGGTGTCCATGCACCATTCTCTGCTTCCATTAGGAACTGTTGGCTATCACTGAACAACAGCAAACCTTGAGTAACTGGTACGACTGAACGAACAATAGCTGGTTTAATACTTGCACAGCTAAGATCAATAGGATCAGAGACTGTTACAGTAGTAGCTGATTTGTGGTAGAAGTTATAGTAGTCACCAGCTTGAGACATGGAGACATTATCTTCAGTCAGGAATCCAAGCCTATTGTTAAATAGAAAGACATCCTGAATAGTGTTGTTGACAAAGGTAGGGTGGCTATTTGATTCCTCATCACCAACCAAACGTGGCTCCCATAGCAGTGGAAGACTGTTAATGGTCTCTGAGCCGTCCAGGAAGGTGGCTCTAAACGTAAGAGGACTAACACTAGTACGTATCAAAGCAATGGGCATTGTAGCCTCATTTACCCCGGTACTAACGTTAGGTGCGATAGTCTCTTCCCAGTAACCCTTACCACTTGTTCCATTATCAGCAACAAACTTAAGGTAGAAGTCGTCTTGACTAGCGTTAGTATTGTTGATCTTGACAACTTGGTTGTGATTAGCTTGTTCAGGTAACCGTGCAAAGGTATCTACTGAATCTTGGAAGACACGCAATCCTTTACCATCTGGACCAGCAAAGCCAGATACATTGGTATCAGAGCTGAATGTCAGGTAGATGGTATTATCAATAATGGTTTTGGTAGCAAAGCCACTTGTGATAGCAGCTGATATACCAGACGTGATAGTAGAGAGGACTAGGTGTCCCGAACCACTAGATGGTGCCGTGTAGGTAAACGTGTTTGCACCAACAGTAACCGAGTAAATGGTGCCATGCTCAACAAGGTTAACTACAATAGTGGCTTGCCTTTTAGCATTCCACGTTGGTGCAGCCTTAGCAGTTACAACCTTCTCACTGTTGACGATATAGGTGAAGTCGTTAATAGTAAGAGTTTTGATGCTACGATAGTCAGTAGCAGTTAGGTAGCTTTCAATAGATGCTTGCTTACCAGCTGGAAATGTAACACTACCAGCAAGACCTGTAAGTAGGTTCCAGACCCTGATAACACCAGCAGAAGAGACAGTAGCAATATACTTCTCTTGGTTATCTCTAAACATACTGAACCATGCAGCTGTATTAGCTGTGTTAGCAGTTATGCTTGCCAGTCTACCAAGAAACTTACCACCAGGTCTCTTGAGCATACCAAGCGTAATATCAGGGTAGCAGTTAAGAGCATCTTTAACTTGACCCAACAGCATCTTCTCATCAGCCTGTTGAGAGATACCACCGATGAAATTAGGAATACGTTGAGATACTGAAGTCATCGTGCAAGAGCCTTAAATGGTTTATAGCTGCTGTAGAATCCATCACCTTGTTTGAAGCCAAACATAGTGTAATCACCCTCATTGCATTCATACTCAAGACAGTTAGACCTACGCCATGTCTCGAATGATGCAAGGGCTTGGGTAAGGTTCACATCACCCACAAGACGAATGGCACAACGTGTAGCAGCTCGTGATGTAATGTAGTCCCTAAAGACTTGAGGAAGATCAATGAAGTCATAATACCAGACTACATCAACATCATAAGTCTTGGTTGTATCCCATACATCAGTATGGTTGATCTTATCGTACAGCCTACCATTCCTAATAACAGTATCATAGTTACTATTAGCAATGGTATCACTAAGATCAATTTGTAGCATACTGCCAGTCAATGACAGGTAGCCGTTAGTATCAGGAGTAAGTGGGTACTCAACCTCTCGGTTAAATGTCCACCCCTCTGCCTGTACCTCCCGAGAGACTTGCATTAAGGTCTCGTAAGTAATTGCAACTTCCGGGTTGATTACAGCTTCGACAGTAGTACCATCTTCATACGTGATGGTCTGTGCCTCGATGGTGGTAACAGGCGCCTGACCAATAGACGCCAGAATTTCATTAACAGCTTGTAGCTCAGCCTGAGCGTTATTGGTATACGGCATAATGATGACGTTATAAAAAGATTAAAAAAAAGGGACCCTCGAAAGGATCCCCGTTAGAACTAATTAAGCAGCAGTACGGCTAGCGTCAAGTGCCGGAACATCCGACTCAACACCAGAGTAAGAAGTACGAAGACACTGAGTCTCCGAGAACACGCCAGAGGCGGTTGCACCACCATGGGTGCGGGATACTGAGCGACGAACAGCATGGTTGTCAGAGACAGCCAGGTTGCCGTTATCAGCATAGGTAGAAGCATATGCGCCGGTCACAGTGCGGGTAGCGAAGTTAACGTTACCAGCAACACCGTTACCACCAGCAGCAGTAGAAAGATTAGCCATTAGATAGTACCTCAGTTGGTATAAGAAACAGTGTCAACACGGAAGGTTGCACTAGTGGTGCCAGCAACTGACAGCACATCACCAACGCGATAGCCATCACCACCAGCAACAACAGTCTGGCCAGTTACAGCACCACTAGTTACAGTGGTAGTGATGGTACAGCCAGAGCCATTGATGTTATCGGCAGTTGTGGTTTTACCGGTACCAGCAGTTTGGCCAGTACCACCAGATGTACGAGTTACACTGACAACCGTACCACCTTCACGGCCAGGCTCAATAGGAGGACGCATGTAGGCAGTTTCACTAGTAGTGACACC